TAGTAGATAGAAATAAGCATATCGGTTTATCATACTTACATAAGGCAATCAAAGGTCTCAATCAGTTACGTATGATTGAGGACTCTCTTGTTATCTACAGAATATCAAGAGCACCAGAGCGTAGAATATTCTACATTGACGTTGGTAATCTACCAAAGGTCAAGGCAGAACAATATCTTCGTGATGTAATGAGTCGTTACAGAAACAAACTTGTATACGATGCTAATACTGGTGAGATCAAGGATGACAAGAAATTCATGTCTATGCTTGAAGACTTCTGGTTACCAAGAAGAGAAGGTGGTCGTGGTACAGAGATCACAACACTTCCCGGTGGACAGAACTTAGGTGAACTTACAGACGTAGAATATTTCCAGAAAAAACTATACCGTTCATTGAACGTACCTGAGTCTCGTATTGGAGCAGATGGTGGATTCAACTTAGGTAGATCATCAGAGATCTTGCGTGATGAACTTATGTTCAGTAAGTTTGTTGGTCGTTTGAGAAAGAGATTTAGTGGTATATTCTTAGATCTACTCAAGACACAACTTATACTGAAGAACATTGTCACACCAAGCGATTGGAACAAGATGGCAGAACATATTCAGTTCGACTATCTCTATGATAATCATTTCGCAGAACTCAAAGAGACTGAGTTGATGAATGAAAGACTGAATCTTATGACTCAGATTGAACCATACATCGGAACTTACTACTCTCGTGACTATGTAAAACGTAAAGTCTTGCGTCAGACTGATGAAGAAATCCTAGAAATGGATAAAGAGATGGAAGAAGAGAATGCCAGTGGTGTTGGTGTACCATTAGAAACGCAGCAAGCAATTGCACAAGGTCAAATGGAAGTAGATAGAGCAACAACTAACCTTGGAAAGAACGGAAAAGATCCAGATACTAAGGGTAGCAGCACAGAACCACCCGGTATTGATATAAAGAAAGCTAAGATATAAGTATAAATAGATATATTATATAAAAATTCAATATGGAATCAGCAGAATTAGTTGATATGATGATCAATGGTGCTTCACCATCTGAGATGCAAGATGCTGTGAAAGATCTTTTAGTGGTCAAAGCAGCAGATAAAGTTGATGAGTTCAAACCTCAGATTGCTAATTCGCTTTTTGGTTCTCAAGAAGAGCAACCAGAAATAGAATCTGAAACTGAAACTGAAACTGAAATTTCACAAGAAACACAAGAAGAAGAATGACTCAACCATTAAAACAGGTTACAGACCTCGGAGTCTTGAGTAGTGCAAATGCTACGGCAGTTACTGGTGATGCTTTTATAGTAAAGACAGGACTATTACATGGTTCTGCTACTGCTGCAAAAGGTGGTGGTTTGGTTGGGGTATGCAATACAACTACATCAAGTGTTGGTGTATCTTCAATTCATGTGAACAAACAGGACGATAAGATACTCAGGTATGGACATCCTGCATCCGCAACTATCATAGCAATCACGAAAGGTAACCCATCAATTCTACAGGTCGGTAGTAGAGACACAAAATTTGTGTCTGGTGATTTTGTAACTCTAACTGGATCTGCAGTTGGTGGTTATAACACTACTATAAAGCATGTGCCTATCACTGCTGTTACAGCAGGTACTCTAAAGAATGATTACAAGACAACTATTACAGTTACTGCTAATACCGCATCACTAGCGGATTTCACAGGAACTGCAACTTTAGCAAAATCTGTAGTCCCTATATTGAAACCCTCTTCAGCAGATGGGTGTGAGTTATACATCAATGAGGTACAACTAGGATAATGAAACTAATATCAGAAGAAATAGAATCAGTTGATATTCTTACCGAAGAAAAAAACGGTAAGAAGACTCTCTATATTTCAGGACCATTTCTACAAGCAGAGGTGGTGAATCGTAATAAACGATTCTATGGTTTAGATACGATGATCAAAGAAGTCAACCGATACAATGAATCCTTTACTAATAAGGGTCGTGCTCTTGGTGAACTTGGACATCCAGATGGACCATCAATAAATCTAGATCGTGTATCTCATAAAATTGTTGAACTTAAACAAGAGGGAAATAATTTTATTGGTAAGGCACAGATCTTATCAACACCCATGGGAAAAATCGCAGAATCTCTTCTCTCTGAAGGAGTGAAACTAGGAGTTTCCAGTCGTGGTATGGGTTCTATCAAAAATGTTGATGGAGTAAACCACGTCGGTGAGGACTTCATGCTTGCCACTGCTGCTGATATAGTAGCAGACCCTTCTGCACCTGATGCTTTCGTAGATGGCATCATGGAAGGTAAGGAATGGGTATGGGAAGGAAACGTTTTGCGTGAAATGCACTGCAATGAGGTTAAGAAGAGTATAAATAACTTGGTAGATAACGAAATCTTAGAGGCAAACAAGTTGCGTCTCTTCGCAGACTTCTTATCTAACTTATAAATAATAATATTAACACATTCTAAGACCATTCGGAACCCATAATGAACGATAACGAACTACATGAGATGGAAAATCAGGTAACGAAAGGTGCTAAGTCTGCTGATCCAATGCCAAAGGCACCAAACTACGTCCCAGACGCAGGTGCAATTGAGGATCTAGGTGGACCTACTCCTACGAATTCCAAGTCTACAGACGACTCTAACAAGTTGAAGACTCCATCCGCTAAATTTGCACAGACAGGTGACCCTCAAACTAAGGGTGCTGCTGGAGCAACAACACTTCCCGGTCCTGCTGCCATCAAATCCTCTGGATATGGTAACGGTGCTAACGAAGAAGTGGAAGAAGTAGAAGTAGAAGATGTAATACAAGAAGAAGAGATCGATCTTTCACAAGACGTTCAAGCACTTCTTGAAGGTGAGGAACTATCAGACGAGTTCCAAGACAAAGCAAAAACTGTTTTTGAAGCAGTTGTTAAGTCTAGAATCGCTGAAGCAAAAGAAGCGATGTCTGCTCAGTACGACAAGACTCTTGTCGAAGAAGTTGCTGCTATTAAGTCAGAACTTACTGAGAGATTAGACTCGTACCTAGAGTACGTAGCAAATGAGTGGTTCACTGAGAACACACTACAATTAGAGTCAGGAATCAGAGGAGAACTCTCTGAGTCCTTTATGACAGGTCTCAAGAACCTTTTTGAAGAACATTATGTAAACATCCCTGACGAAAAATACAATGTGCTTGAGGCAATGGTTGAAAAATTAGATGATATGGAGACCAAACTCAATGAACAGATTGAAAGTAATGTTTCTCTAACGAAGCGTTTATCTGCATCTGTCTCCGACAACATCCTTGATGAAGTATGTGAAGGATTAGCACTTTCCCAGAAGGAAAAGATCGCTACCCTCGCTGAAGGTGTTGAGTTTGAAAGTGAAGTACAATACCGTGAAAAACTGTCTACTCTTAGGGAGACATATTTTGCACCTAAGAAACCAGAGGCAAATTCACAAGAGGTTATCTCTGAAGATGCACCAACAGAGGAGCATTCCCCTGTAATGGAATCTTATATAAGAGCACTAACTCAGTACCAGTAAATTAACTAAAACACACATCCTACAAGGAGAAATAAAACATGTTCAACTCTGGACAAATCCAGAAGAAGTGGGCACCTCTACTAGAGGCAGAAGGAATCGATAAGATTGCAGATAGCCATAAGAGAGCAGTTACCGCACAACTTCTAGAAAACCAAGAAAGATTTTTAAGAGAAGAGAGAGCATTCTTAACAGAAGCACCTCCAACAACTTCTCTAGGTGGCGGTGGAGCGTCAGCAGGAACTCCCGGATTTAGTGGTGGATCCACTGATGCAGGACCTGTTGCAGGTTTCGACCCCGTACTAATCTCATTGATTAGAAGAGCAATGCCTAACTTGGTGGCATACGATCTAGCAGGCGTTCAACCAATGAACGGTCCTACAGGATTGATCTTCGCAATGAGAACTCGCTTTGACAACCAGTCAGGTACAGAAGCATTCTTCAACGAACCAGATTCAGCGTTCTCTGCTCAAGATAGTGATGCATCACTTGCACAAGGTGACTATGCACTAAACACTACTGATGGCGGAACAGACGTTGGTTTCGGTACAACAGCACAAGGTGGTTCTAACCCTTCAATCTTGAACGGTGGAGCAGGTAATGCTTATAACGTTGGTCAAGGTTTTGATGCAACAGCACTTGAATCATTAGGTGACGCTACAGCAAATGACTTCCGTGAGATGTCATTCAGCATCGAGAAAGTTACAGTTGCTGCTCGTTCAAGAGCACTAAAGGCAGAGTACAGTTTAGAACTTGCTCAAGACCTTAAGGCAATTCACGGTCTAGATGCAGAAGCAGAATTAGCAAACATTCTCTCAACAGAGATACTTGCTGAGATCAACAGAGAAATCATCAGAACAATCTACAAGATTGCAAGACCCGGTGCTCAAACAAACACTGCAACTGGTGGAGTTTTCGACTTAGACGTTGACTCTAACGGAAGATGGATGGTTGAGAAATTCAAGGGAATGATGTTCCAACTTGAAAGAGATTCAAACGCAATCGCACAGGAAACTCGTAGAGGAAAGGGTAACATTATCCTATGTTCTGCTGACGTTGCTTCTGCACTTGCTGCTGCAGGTCAACTAGACTACACTCCTGCACTATCTGCTAACCTACAGGTTGACGATACAGGAAATACATTCGCAGGTACATTGAACGGAAGATTCAAGGTATACATCGATCCATTCGCTGCTAACCTATCTGCTGATCAGTACTACGTTATGGGATACAAAGGTTCTTCACCTTACGATGCAGGACTGTTCTACTGCCCATATGTTCCACTTCAGATGGTTCGTGCAGTTGGTCAGGACACATTCCAGCCAAAAATTGGTTTCAAAACCAGATATGGAATGGTTGCTAACCCATATGCTGAAGGTACAACTCAAGGTCTTGGAAGAATCACTGCTGGTTCTAACAGATACTACAGAAGAGTTAAGGTTCAAAACCTTATGTAAGAAAGAAGTTTATACTTCGACCACGAGACCTCTGCTTGCAGGGGTCTTTTTTTGACAATAAATAGGCATATGACAAACAATCCGTGTTCTCTGAACGAGGTTTCAAATAGAAATCTACTATCAATCGGAGGATTCCAATTAGTAATCAATAAATGTCCGAAGGTAGATTTTCTTTGCAATAAAGCAAACTTGCCCGGTCTATCTCTTGGTGTTGCTGTACAAGCAAACTATCTTAGAGATCTACCTGTTCCCGGTGAGAAACTTACTTATCAGGATCTTAGAGTTGATTTCCTTGTAGATGAAAAATTAGAAAATTATATTCAATTGTATGACTGGATAACATCACTAGGATATCCAGAGAGTTTATCTCAGTTTTCTGAACTGCAAACAGATAATAGATTCTTCAAAGATAAGCAAGATGGATTCCAAGAGAGATCAGATGGTACACTTATCATTCTGAATAGCAATTTCCAAGAAGCAGGAAAAATAAAGTTTAGAGATCTGTTCCCAACAGAACTGACAGGCATCCCATTTGATGCTACAATAGAACAGCAACAGTATTATACTGCTACTGCAATTTTCAAGTATACTATGTTTGATTTGATAGATGATAAGGGAACAAAAGTCTAGTATATCATTAGATAAAATACAAGAAATGTGGGAGTCCGATTCTAAAATGAATCAGGATGAACTTGATGCTGAGTCATTAAAAATACCACAATTACACGCTAAGTATTACGACATATATAATGTAACACTCACTCTCAGGAAGGCAACTGAGGTAACGTATTCTAAAGTCCTATTAGAAAGAAGACAGTATTACACAGGGAAAGGAACAGCAGCAGTATATGCTGAAGAACCTTTTCCATATAAGGTCAGGGATAAAGATGATCTCAGACTTTATCTTGATGCTGATGACAAACTGAAAAAGTTATCTATGAAAAGAGAGTATTATGATATGATGCTCAAATACTTGGAAGAGATACTTAGGCAAGTTACTAATAGAACATACCAAATAAAGAATGCAATAGAGTGGCGACGATTTACCTCTGGTTATGGCTGATTTAGTAATTCGTAAGAAGAACGAAGTATTTTTACGAGTTGATTGTGATCCACATATAAGGCACGAGTTGCAAGATCAATTTACATTTGATGTTCCGGGTGCCAAATTCATGCCACAGTACAGAAACAAGTACTGGGATGGAAAGATTCGTCTATTCAATATGGATAGAGGAGAAATTTATTGTGGATTGATTGATAAGTTACAAGTTTTTTGTGAGAGATATGCATATACTTTTGAGTTTGAAGAGAATAAACACTATGGATTACCCTATGAAGAGAATGATTCTTTCTCAGAGGAGGGTGTAAGGGACTATCTAACCACTATATCCAAGTATAAACCTAGAGATTATCAGGTAGAGGGTGTTACAGACGCTCTGAGACGTAATAGACGGTTACTTATATCACCAACTGCATCTGGTAAGTCACTTATGATCTATTCTATCTGCAGATATCATGCAGAGATGGGTAGAAAAACACTACTGATTGTCCCTACTACCTCTCTGGTAGAACAGATGTATAAAGACTTTGAAGACTATGGATGGGATGCAGAAAAGTATTGTTATAAGATCTATGGCGGTGCACCACGAAACACTGAACAGTCAGTCATCATCTCTACATGGCAAAGTATATACAAATTAGATCGTAAATGGTTTGCAAACTTTGAAGTGGTGATTGGTGATGAGGCACATCAATTCAAATCCAAATCACTTGTGAGTATCATGACTAAGATGGCAGATACCAAGTATAGGTATGGATTCACAGGTACACTTGATGGCACACAGACTCACAAATGGGTATTAGAAGGATTGTTTGGTCCATCATACAAGATTATCAGCACCAAAAAATTACAAGATGCAGGGTATCTTGCGAAGTTGAACATCAAAGTCTTACTCATGAAGCATGAACCTCAAAAGTTTGATGCTTATGAAGATGAGGTACAGTTTATTATACAGAATGAGAAGAGAAATAATTTTATCAAGAACCTTGCCCACGACTTGAAAGGCAATACTTTGATACTTTATAGTAGGGTTGCCACCCATGGACAGATCCTATACGACCTCATAAATAATGATAACCGAAAGGTATTCTTTGTTCATGGTGGTGTGGATGCTGAAGAACGAGAAGAGGTCAGAAGTATTACTGAGACTCAGAAAGATGCTATAATAGTAGCATCATTCGGCACATTCTCAACAGGCATCAACATCAAAAATTTGCACAACATTATCTTTGCTTCCCCTAGTAAATCTAGGATTAGGACACTACAATCCATTGGTAGGGTACTAAGAAAGGGAAACAATAAGATTAGTGCAACATTGTATGATATAGCAGATGATACGAAGAAGGGATCGAGGAACAATTACACACTAAATCATTTGATCGAACGGGTCAAATACTATAACGAAGAGAAATTCAACTATGAAATCATTCAAATCAAAATCGGATGAACCTTATGATGAGTTTTATGCTTCCTTAAAACTTGTGTCCGGTGAAGAGATACTAGCATTGGTCGTTGTAGATAATGTAGGTAAACCAGAAAATGTTGTAATATCAAATCCACTTGTATGTAAAGAGATTCGTTCCCCCGGAACGAATATACCCATGGGGTATAAGTTTGAACCATGGATGAAGTTGAGTGATGATGATACTTATGTTTTACCACTAGAAAAAGTTATAACCTTATCTCAAATTACAAGTGACGAGATAGTAGATACTTATAAAGACGTTGTTGAACATGGGTTTTCTGATACTAACCCTGATATAACTAAAGACATGGGGTATGTCAATAGTGTATCTAAAGCAAGAGATATTCTAGAGAAACTCTATAAGTCTAAGAGTTAATTAATATACCAACCCTTGAACCCTTACAGAGTTATTGTACATAGATTGGACAGGAATGTCAAGCTGTGCTATAATTTGAACATAATCTATACATAAGATGGTCAGAAAACGTTCAGAGCACTACGTCAATAACAAAGAGTTCCTTGCTGCCATAGTGGAGTACAAGTATCTCATCAAACTAGCAGAGGAGAAGGGTAATCCTAAACCAGTTATCCCCAGATATCTTGGCGAGTGTTTTATGAAAATTGCAAGGCACTTGTCGTATAAACCGAACTTCGTAAACTACATGTTCAAGGAGGATATGATCTCTGATGGAATCGAAAATTGCGTTCAGTACATTAATAATTTTAATCCTGAGAAATCCTCGAATCCTTTTGCTTACTTTACACAGATCATACATTATGCATTTCTCAGAAGAATCCAAAAAGAAAAGAAACAACTAGAGATAAGACAAAAGATAATTGATAAGTCAGGATTTGAAGAGGTCATGACAACTGATGAAGGTGGTAGTTGGTCTGACTACAACTCAATCAAAGATAATGTTCAGTATAGAGGTAATCGATGACGGTTAGAATCTACGAAGGTCTGAATGCTAACCTACAACCTACCTTTACTGACGAAGAAATGGAATGCATAAGAGTGTGTGTATCCAATGCACCCATACCTTATGACATCAGATTTAAGAATATTCCAAAAAGAATCCTAGAAAGAATAGGAGAACCTGCACCTCTGAAAGGAGAACCTTTACCCGTAATTGAATGTGATCTAACTAAGTATGAAATTAACTAAAGAAATTATTGACCAGATACAAGAAGCAATGCTTCATACCAAGAAGAATGGTGACATCAACTGGGAGGATGGTGATGAGATAGATGTCAACCTTGCAGGTACGTTTGCAGCAGACAGATTTATTGTTATAATCAATAGAACAAAGAGTAGTACTACAAAGAGATGAAAGTTGCTATCATAACAGATCAACACTTTGGTTTCAAGAAAGGATCAAAGCATTTTCATAACTTCTTTCAGAAGTTTTATGATAATGTTTTCTTTCCTACACTAGAGGAACGTGGTATTGACACTGTTATTGATATGGGTGATACGTTTGATTCTAGAAAGGGTATTGATTTATATTCTTTAGACTGGTCACAGAGAAATTATTTTGACAAGTTGAGAGATGCAAAAATTCACCTCACATCTATAGTAGGAAATCATACTGCATT